GTAGAAGCCCGTAACTCTGCAGGAGTCTCATCCAAGTTAACCTTTCACAAACGGGCAAATCACCCGGATGTATAATAGAGTCCTGAGAGTTGTAACGATTGACCGTGACTCTCAGGATTCTCTAAATAACGGTTGGTCGCAGGGGGTAAACCCTGTAAATAAGTAACCTTTAAGGAGGTTCAAAATGTCTTTTCCGACAACTATGGGTGGAAGATACGGATTTGAAAAAATAACTACCTCAGACCAGAGACAGGTTATGGGTGCTGAAATGGCATTTCCAGATGGTAGAAAGTATAGATACGTAGAGAACGGCGGTACTGCTATTGAAGAAGGAATGATTGTAGCGAGTGAAGCTCCTGCTGGTAATCATGATGAAGACCTAGCGGTAGCAACAACTGCTGCTGGTGCTAGTTCAATTACCGTTACACTTGGTGCAACCGCTGCTGCAAAGAATCTATATGCAGAAGGGTATATCTTCTTTAACTTGCCTACGCTTTCAACAGCAGGGTCAAGAGTCTTTTACAAGATTAAGAGTCACCCTCAAGCTGATGGTTCTGCTACATTGGCTCTGACTATTGATGAGCCTGACAATACTGTTATTGCAGTTACTAACGGAACAGAGACAGCAGGTCTAATTAAGAATCCTTACAAGGATATCGTAGTAGCTCCTGCTGCTGTAGCTGGACGATTTGTAGGACTTTCTGTTTGTCAGATTGCTGCAAACTACTTTGGATGGGTACAGGTTGCTGGTATGGGTGTAGCTGCTATGGATGGAACACCTGCAGTTGGAACACTCGTTGGAGCAAGCTCTAACCACGCTGGTTCTTTGCTTGCCGTTGGTGCTGATACTACTCCTGCTCTTGCCAGAACACATGGTAAAGCAGCTGTAAATGATGAGTACCACACAGTTATGTTGATGAATCTGTACTAGAGTGAATCCTCTAGAACTTTGGACACCTCAAGGCTCCACGTATTTAGGCGGTGAAGACACTGGCTATAACGGAGAGACAGGGGTGTCCATTGTTGTGCATACGTTCCAGTTTCATGACCCAGTGACAGGCAGGTCACAGGTTGTGAAGATACCTGCGGATCCTACTATCTCTCAGGCTCATATCGAAGATATGGCAGCCCAGGCTCTGGAAACCTTCTTAATAGAATGTCGAGTTAAAGACAAGAAGAAGAAGCCTACAGATGCAGAGAGAAAAGAAATAGGTAAGCAGTTAAAAGAGTTTAAGGAATACGCTCTCAAGCGTAGAGAAAGTACAAATAACAGAATATATTACAAAGGTGTCTGATGGTCGAACAGAACAACACTATAGAAATTACTCAAGCAGATATGGCAGAGGCGTTACAGAATAAAGTAAATCAGATAACTAATCTGGAACTTCAGGTAGCAGCACTGAAAAGAACAGTGATAGAGTTACGTTCTGAAGAAGAGGACTCT